AAGAACCTTGTTCTCTAAATAATTACTTGCTGCTGTCATTTTGTTCTCCTTAAGGGTTTGACATTAGGATTGCGAGTCGCACTATTATTTATAGTAAACCCAAAAAAACCCTTAAAAAAGGTCGAAAAAGACAGATTATTTCTTAATTGATATTTCTTGATCAATATGAGGGTTGATGGGGCGTCCGGTACGTGCTTGTTCTTGCCAAATATTGTTAATTAGATTAATATGGCGTTTTTGTAAATCACGTAACATATGTAGACATTGGTTAAGTTCATGTTCACTTTTATGAAATGCCACGGCCATTTTGTTGTGTTGTGTTTCTAACTGTATGATACGCTGTTGCATTTCTACAATTAAGTCATAGGGCGTAAAATCATCTGTAAACATTTTAGTCATATTAGGTCCTTTTCTTTTGAACACGAATTAATTCATAGCTGTCGTCGTAGCCTTTTTTGCGTGGGCGATATGGCCCTCTTTTAACGCCTCTATATTTGATATTTTTCTTGGCCATGTGTTCTCGGCGTGTAGTTAGGTAAACATTGTCTACTTGCCATGGTTTTTCACTGTCATAGCGTGTCATGCAATAATCTTCACCGCCTGTGCCTCTTACGTGCCAATAGTCTCGCCATATTTCATAATATTGCTCAAAGGTCAGCAACCAACCTTCGTCTCTAAAATTAGCCTGTGCTTTGGCTCGCATCCATGGCATGTACATGTCGTGTTTAAATTTGTCTGGACCACAGATCCATAAGTGAGGTCTAAGTTTGCCTTTACCTGACATAGCATTCTCCTTTCGTATATTTACTATAATATAAAAAAATCACCTAGATTTAGGCTGTTTTTTAATATCTGCACTACAGACCACACGAAACCTTTTACGCAGCCATTCAATGTAGACTTGGCTGGGATTGGCCAGTGTACGTTGCCTATTGATCCATGAGCGAATTTGTTGCCTAGTAGGTTGTGTCTGTGGCATATCTTGGATCCTTATCTATTTGTCTTTCATTCCATAAACTGATAACTCCATATCCCAAATAGAATTTTTGTTTGTCAGTCCATGATTGTGATTGATAGTATATTTGACAAATACTTCTCATGGCAGTTCTTACATGATTAGATTGATACCTGTTAGGACCTAAGTGATGTAATAGCCATATTGCTATTTCATATAGATCTCGATCAGGAATTCGTTTAATCCATTCTCCCTGTATACCTGATCTATATTCATGTAATACATCTAGGTCTTCTAGATCACTTACTTTCATATATTCCTCTGTGTGGTTTATATTAAAAAGCCAACTACTACGTAGTTGTCTTATTCAATGTAAAGATATATCCAGTTCGCTTTGCTCACTTGATATATCATTTTAACATTGAATCGTTCGAAACTCAAATTATATGAATAAATCTAAATGCAAAAAGAACAATTACTAATACATCAAGGAAGAAGTCAAGAGAACGGCTATAGGATGCGCCCACTAAAAAAAATGGACTGGTCCCAAGCCTTTCTCTGACTCCTTAATGTATTAGGAATCGTCCCTTTCGGGGAGAACTCATTACAACTTTCACCGGACGTCTTGACTACCTTTAACCGGACCTATTGCTAGGCGTTGTGGCATACCTTCTGTTTTTTGTTGTGCCTAATGAGTAACACAACCAGCGGGGGAATTATTAGCCGTCATATCATTTCCCCATTTTAATTGCCCAGGGTTCTTAGGCTTGCCTTAATTGTTGGATTTTTTCTCTTGCTGCCTGCTTTGCCTGTCTTCTAGCCAATGCTGATAAACAAATTTGTTCTAATTTAAGCCTGTATTTCTTTTTTAATGGTAACTGTCGATTATAGCACCAACCCCATTTTTGTCCCCATACACTTTGTTCGGACTTACTAAAGTCTTGACTGAATTCATCGTGAATATGTAGCAATAACATAATGTCATCGATTTGCGGATGACTTGCTAAATCTTCGGCCGTAATGCCGCGACACTTACACCAATAATTGGTATAATGTTCTATTTCACGAAGGGATAAAGATTGCTGTGCCATTTCTTTCCTGTCTGAGTATTTAGTATACTACAAAAAAATCCCCCTGTAAAGAGGTTTGAATAAGAAAAATCCCAGCTAGGCCGGGATTTCCCAAACAGGATAGTTATGAATGAAAGTGTTAGGGAGAAACAGAACAAACATTACTGAATGGCTGAACAGTAATGCACGGTAACTTTGCGTTACCGAATTTTCTTGGAGAAATTTGCCATCGTCATCTAACAGGAATATATCTCCCTAACACACTTATTTAGCTTTATTCCTAAAATAGCTTAGGAAAATAGGCTGAACTAGCTTACTATCTTGAATTATGCTGCCATCTGGAGCCACAGTCTTTTTACAATTGGTACATTTAGTACGCCAATGCAATTCTGGTTCGGTATAGACTCTATGTTCGATAACTTGATTCTTAACCATTCGACCACAATTTAATTCACAAAGTTTGGGCTCACTTTTAAATTTTTTAAGCCTATAACCCAGTGTGGGATTGTTTTGTAAATTGATATTGATAAACTTACCGTGATATAAAACTTCGGCTTCGTCATCACGTGTTTGTTTTATATTGGCAACACGAACAGGCCGAACTGGTTCAAATTCGGCCACTGTTTCGATTAATTGTTGCAATTGTTTCGGATCCATATTGTATTTAATATGGATAAAACTAGCATTTATTGGTTTTGGTTACCACTTACCTAATGGGCATTTAGCCCAAAAGATGCGTGTTTTTATGTTCATAAAGCAGTTGCATTGGCGACACATTTTGAATGGACTGACCAATTCTGGGCATTCTTTACAAATGTCCATTCTAGCTTGGCTGCGATTTTCCTTGTCCAACAAAAACTCTAGTTCTTGTTCGCTGGCATCTTCAGCAACTACTGCTTGTACTTCAGGCTCTTGGCCACAACATTTTTCTTCACTCATATTAGTATCCATATATTGTATAATGACTGCCAGTAATTAGTCCATTAGGAACAACTGAGTTAAAATTGTAAATTACATTAAATGGTGTTCCACCTAAATTGTTAGCACTGGCTACTGCTACTGTTGATGTAACTGTAATTGTGCTAGGATTACCTTTGGTAACACTAATGGCTGTTGGCACATTTACTGTAGCTTCGCCTGCTTGTGGAACAGCAAACATGGCAGATTTTGCTGCTGTCACGGATGTCAATTGGTTATCACTGCCATTATAAACTCCGCACCAAACAACAGGAACGCTTACATATGTGCAACTATAGTTGGCCGGAGGTGCAGTTTCATTATCAAGAATGTTTATGGATACAGTTCTATCTAATTCTCCGCAATTATCAGTAATAGATCCATTAAATGTAACTGTAATTGATTGGTCGCCAGTATAAACACCATCATTAATGGTAGTAATTGAAAGTGTAGCTGTATTACTATTAACTGTCACAGAACCCGTTAATGGTGTTGATACTCGTCCAGTTCCTGCACCTGTAATTGCATAAGGTACTACAGTTCCATTGGCTACATTTGTAGTAGTTAATGTAACAGTACTAGATCCTCCTTCAGTAACAACACTTGGTAATGCAGATGTAAAATATGTATAACCTAAACTATTGTATAAACTTACAGATTTACTAACGCCATTAATTGTAAATGTTAATGTTTTATCTGTACTTAAATTTCCAACTGGAATATTAACTGCACCTGCAGCAGTGGTACCTGTTAATGGAAATGGAGTAATATCAGCAGCATCTACTCCGGTGATGGTATAATTGTAAGTATAAGCTGTAGTGTCTAACATACAAGCACATGGATCAACAACAACATTTAATGTTACCGTTGAATTTTCACATTGTCCAGTAGGTCCTGTAATGGTTACAGGAGGAGCTTTCATGTTCTTTAATACTTTTTCTACCGCAGCATTTTTTGGACTTAATATTTGTCTTACAATGCCTGTGACAGGATCTCTTGTAAAACTACTAATTAATAAATCTGTAACCATTGTTGCAGCCAACATACGGAATATTTGTCCACCAACGCTGATATCTTCACTGTTGGCAATGGCTGTGTTTACACTACGATTCTTAATGGCATTGGCTGGAGTACGTTCGAACCTACTGAGTGTAGTATAGTCATAAACATCAGCATCATATTCTAAAGCAGTAATTCCTATGCGTATTGCACCATCTTCACCATCTTCTTCTTCAATGTTGATAATTCTAAACAATTTGCTGCTAAAACCATACATCTCGCTGGTAACGTCAATGATATCACCGGCTTTTGCACTAATATAACTGTAGTCTGTTTGGAATTTAATTACTTTATCTACACGGCTTTGTTTAAGTTGTGTCAAAGCCAACATTTCTGCTTGCACAGGATTGTTAACAATATCATAATTAATTTCTAATACATTGTCTGGCTCGTTGTCATATCTATCACCTGCGTCTATTTCATAAACACTTGTGTCTTTTTGATCAATGAGGTCCACGCTAGGATACGTAACTACAACCTTATTATAAAAGTCTGTTAGTCCAGATCCGCTAAGAGTAATTGGCCCAATAATGTTGCTATCATCAAAACTAGCTGTGCTAGTCCCTGATTTATTAATTACAATACACCATTTACCTTCGTGAGTGTCTAATGTAAAAAAACTATTGGCTGCACTGGCCAATGTTTCTAAGTTATCTAAAACACTACGGCTAGTATCAATGACACCATTTATTTCAAAACTTGTAATTGTTGATGTTGTCATAAATCTTCCTTAACTTGTATAGTTTATATCTTGATCTCTGCTATCAGTATTACTATTAGGCGTAGTTACTGTATAAGTTAAGACAAAATTATCGGTATAATCAGTACCAGGGTCTAATAGAATAGCGTCAATCATTTCATTAAGATTTGTTTTGTTTTCAGTCATAGTCAATGTCTTAGTAGTGCTATTGAAACTTATTCTATTTGGATCGCCCACATCATAAGCATAAAACTTTGGACCATTTGGAGATACTAAATTAAATTGTAAAATAACATTTCCATTTGCTGATATAATAGTGTGGTAATCATTGGGGTCAGCAGTTTCAACTAAACTATTATCACCTACATAAACTAATTTTGTATAACCCGTTGCAGTTAATTCATAAACAGTATCTTCACCTGTATAATAATTTGCATCGGATGACATATAATAGGTGCTGCTTGGAACACTATAATTTAATGTACTGGTCCTAGTCCAAGTTCCTCCTACTAAAGAATATATTTCGGTAATACCATTACTTTGTCCAAAAGCAAATGTGCCATCAGGCATTTTTCTAGAACCATATCCGCCAAAATTACCATTAAGTATAGGAGTATTAGGGTAGATTACAGTATCTTGTGCCCAAGTATTACCTGTTCTTTTGTAAACATAAATGCTACCAGCACCATTAATTCCGCTTGCCGCAGTATAGGGGCTTGCTAAAAAGAAATAAGTTTCGTCGTCGCTGAATCCAAGTATTTCTCTTTGTTCTGAGAATGTTATTCTTGAATCTTGGTACCAATAACCGCCTCTGTAATTATAAAAATCCATTCTAGAATTGGCAATTACACTTGGACTTGATTGTGTGCTTGTTACAAAAGTATTACCAGCAGGACTTAATTCCACATAATGGTAATCATAATTACTATCAGTATTTCCACTCATAGCTCTTAATTCTTGTGTCCAAGTTGTACCAGTTCTTCGAAATATATAAACACTTCCGTTTTCAAATTGTGAATTGCCGGTACCTCCCCCACTAGGAGCATAATTGTCTCCTTGGGCTACGACTGCCAATACATCAAAATTAGTATTTGATTTAATAATACTACCAAATTTTAATGGATAGATGCCTTGGTTTGGATATCCAGATGGTGACAATACTGCTTCGGTAGAAACTGAGTTACCATCTATTTTATAAATGTAAACATTTCCTATATTTGCACCGGTAGTACTATAATTAGAATAAGCAATCCTTGTGAAATATTGTTCAACTGTTATAGCTCTTGGCAAATGAGGATTGCCGGAGTTGAAAGAAAAAGCAAAAACTTTTAATGTTTGGTCACCAGTTAAATCAAGTGTAAAATTATTACTAACATTAATTTGCCTATACATTGTTCCATTATATAAGAATGAAGATCCTATGGAAGTAATTGTTGTTCCTTCAGGTAATCCTAAACCACGTACTTCTTTACCGGCAGATACCCCTGCCGATACATATACATCATTATAATCAGATTCTAAAACAGCAAAATAGTTATATCCAGATGCTGTAGTCCAAGAGCCTGATAATAAAGCCTGTTTTAAAGTAATTTCAATAGTACCAATTGATGATCTTGGATAATACTCCATAGCTAAACTAGTACCCATGCTATTAACAGCCGCAGTATCGCTAGGTACTACAGTCATAGTATACAAACCTGTACCTGTATAATTTGCATCTGTAATTAAAGGACCATTAGTAATATTTGACCATGTATTAAGAGAGTAACTAGATGCTGCCCTAGTAGCACTTAGATATTCTGTAGTATAGAATTGTTGTACCTTAGTATCTCCTTCGCTTAACGCCACATTATCAGCACTATAGGTCAAAGTAAAATCTTGTTTGGTTGAGCTGGGAATAACATAGGTAATACTATTCAAATGGCTATTGACCTGTGTCTTAGTGCCAGAGATACTCAAAACTTTTGTAGTTGCATTAAAACTACTGGTGCCACCCGAACCTGCTGAAGTCAAACTGGTAATTAAACTTGGTGTACTTGGAGTAACGGTAACATTCCAAGTTGTTGGATAATTGTCAATGACAACAGGGTTACCAGTTATCAATCCGCTAACTCCTCCTAAGAAGTAGAAGTCATCAGCAGTATCCATATTAGTAATATCGATTACAGTTAATGCAATTGTCCAAGTTTTAGTTTGCGTTGTATTGTAAGTAATAGTTGCGCTATAACTACCAGTACCTACATAAGTTGGTGCTAATGTAACTGTTGGATTTTTAACAATATTCCAAATGGCTCGAGAATTTACACCGCTAATAGTGTAAACACCTGTGCTAGGATTTGTTACAGTACAGCCTGTTGGGACAGTTGCCCAACTAACAGTTGCGCCAGTTAAAGAACTAACATTAACAGTATAAGTTGGTGTACAAACGGCAGGCGCAATAACTTCAACAATTTCTATACCAACCCTTGTGGCATGCGTATCGTGTTGATTAATGGTTACTGTTTGGTTTTGTACATTAAATCTATCAAAAGTTATGCCGGGAGTTCTAGTATCAGTATATGATGTGCTAGCATTTCCATAATTATTAAGTTCTTGTAAACTGTTCATGATACGTAAATCTCCGAAGGATTAAGGCCTGCACCATATCTTGTATTGGTAAGATAATCATATAAACAATCGCCCGCAGCCTTCATGCTATTTTCAATTTGGAAACGGAAATTACCTATGCTGGTAACATTTTTTTCCTTATTGTATTTCATTTTAACTATAGCAAATACTAAATCGCTCATATTATGGTCGGTTGTCCAATTAGGCATGATTGTGTCGGCAGTTGCACCACCGACTAGCGTAGGAACTGCATAACCAGTAACTGCTGTAGGTGTACTACGATTGCCTGCATAACAATATACTTCAATTAATCCATCAATGTTTGTATCTTTATTACCATCACGATCTTCGCTATATCGGACAGTAACACCATCGTCTGGATCAAAGAATAATTTAGCATCATTCCAATAGATACCTTTAAATGTAAATTGACTAGCAGCCCCTGATCCTAAATCTGTAAGACCTGTTTTTTCACAAATAGTAAAACAGAAATACATGGTCAAGTTATCTGCACTTAGTACTGCATCTGTTAATATGCCTCCAGTGACAGCACTTCCGTATATTACAGGAACTGTCTTTTCTGGATCTGCAGGGCTTTGTAACCTAACACCCGGATCTGGCTGGCTTGTGGCTGCGTCATTGTTAATGCTTTTACTTAATTGCCTTAATGCTAGGCCAGCTAATGCTGTACGTGCTAATGCGCTACCTATTCCGGGGCCACCTAGTACACTACCTACGCCGCCGACTAAATCATCTAAAAAACTCATTGTGGTGCTCCAAAGTCAAAGTTGGCTCCAACTAGTTTAGGTACACGATCAAAACTAACATCTGTTGGATAAAATGCTTTCATATCATTAGGATTAGTTTTTCTATTCTTAGTTGTGCTGCCTAGTACTTCAATCCAACTGCTACAGACTATACTTAATGTATTAGTAGCTGTCCTATTAGCACTATCGAAATCTTCTTCAATGCTATAATTTGTAACAACGCCAAAGAAACGTCCAATCATAGTAGTTGATTCTAAACCAATAGCTAAACTACCTCCTGTTTGTGCATTATAAAATATTCTATGCACTTGAATGCGATTGCCTTTTAATCGGCTATTAATAATTTCTTTTAAGCGGTCGTTAGGTATGCCACTTAAGGTTAATGTAATTTCGCCAGTACTAGAACGCAATTCGCTGCGTGTGGCAGTTATACCTAATAATTGGCCAAGGCCTGTAAAAGTATAACTACCAATTGTAATATTACTAGGCTGGTCACAAAACCTTAGCGTAACTGAACTGGGTGTATCACCGGGGTTGATACGGTATTCATCTATTTCTAATGTTACTAATAAAGCTGTGCCAACTGCACTATAAGAATTTAAATCGTATGTCATACAACTTTCTCAGTAAAAATATAACTGCCAGCAAATCCGATTTGATTGCGCCCAACAAATTGTAATCTAGGAGACTGTGTGCAATAAACATCCCAATAAACATTAGGACCAACGTTTAATGTTCCGCTTGAGCTAGCATCAATTACAGGCCTATGTAGGTAAACTGTGTTACTGTTATAAGCAACATCTTGTGCAACTTTGTATACACGACCGCTGTTGCCTAATTGGATTAAATCACCTGCACGGAATTTATATCCACTGGCAGTACCGGGACTAGCAGTAAGTGTTATGCTGTAACTGCCTGTTGTCCAACTGGCTGAAAAACCAGTATAGTTTGCACTATTACCTTGATATTTGTTTAACCAAGTGATGTGGCCTGCATTGTTAATAGAAAAAGTTTCGTTTTGGCTTTTGTTGTACATTGCCTCAACATATTCCAAATAACGTCTGCTGGTGTCCCATGGCATGCCGCTGGCTAGTGTGACTTCAAACTGCCAAACGCTACCTCCACGGCTAACTTGCCTAACTGTTCCATCACGTGCAGTAGTTCTAGCAATTACTCCTTGCGTGTTTACTGCAATTGATTCGGAATTATCTATAATCCATTGAAAACTCATTATCTTACTCCTGGTACTGTTCTAGCACCTTGAAGTGCTACGGCATGAATAAAGCCGGGGTCACGTGCAACCATTTGTTTGAAGCTTAATGCATCTACTGCATTGATGTTATACACCACTGTTTGGCCACCAGTTAATGGATTGACTGTTGCTGGGCCGCTAACTAATTCTGGGCCGCGTTCTCCCACAACACCAAATCTTCCTGCAGGTATAGATCCTCCTGTGGCAAAGAATCCAGCAAATAAATTGCTGAGTATTCCACCTCCGCCTCCACCTCCGCCGAAACTTTGTGCAATTAATCTACGAATATTACTGCGTAGTAATTCTTCTGCAATGCTGGCAATGAAATTCTTAAATTCAAACTTACCTGTCTTGGCAAAGTTTACAAACATATCTTCCATACCCCTTGTGGCTTTTTCAAATACACTCTTAGCTTGCTCGGCGGCGTTGGTTGCACTTTCTACATAGCTATTAAATGCTTGTGTCCAACCATTGCTCCAAGTTCTACTGGCTTCGTAACTGGCAGTAGTTTGTGCAATAAGATCTTTGTTTCTAGCACTAGCAGCTGAATAAAACTTAGCTTCTTCTTCGGCGCTAAGTGCTTGTAATCCTAATCTACGCCTAGAACTATTTTCTCTTTCAATTTCACTGCGGGCCAATTCTTCACTTGCACGAGAAACATCATATATTTTCTTTTCTAATTCTGTCATGGTCATCTTGGCCATGTCATCTCGGAGATCCCTTAATTTCTTTTCGCTATCAAATATAGTTTTGGCACTAAAGTCTTGTAAGTTTAATCTTAATTGTTCAGCGGCCTTTAGGTCATAATTAGCTCGTGTTAGATTTTGAACGACACCAATTTGTTGTTCATAATTTTTACTAATATCTTGTATGCGTTTTTGTATCTCAGGTAATGCTGCCAAATCATCTTTATTTTTGCTTTGGCTCTTAACTCTATATTCATCTAAAAGTCTATTGATTTCTTGGACATAAGTAGTTTCTAAATCAAATAAACTTTGTCGGATGGTCTTTTGTTGGTCATTAACACCAATCAATGCCTGTTCAAAATTAAGTCTACGCTCTAATTCTGCATTACCACGTTTGTAATTTAGAACTTGTTGGTCTAATTGCTGTAGATATTTTGGATCAACAAATCCTCCAGCAGCTTTACCTTTAGTTTTGTCAAAACTTTCTAGAAACTTATCGTATTCTTGCCTATTCTTTTCTATTTCTTTACGGGCACTACTGTTGCTATCGCCTAATTGTTTAAACCAATCAGTAACTTCTCCTAGGCCCATTAAGGTTAACGTGGCTCCAATTAATCCTCCGATAACTTTAGCAACGCCACTTAGGCTTTGAAATACATAACCAATAGCCTGTGCCCAACCACTAAATCCTTTTCCAGCAACACCAGCAACAGCAGCTACTTCACTTATGGCCTCTCCGGCATTTTTTATTACTGAAAATGCACGACCTAAAGTTCCTATAACTAGGCCAAATGCGGCCACAATACCTTGAGCAATACGGCCAACAATACTAAAAGCCGCAAATGCCAAAACAACTTTGCCAATAACAGCAATGGTATTGCCCCAGCGATCAATAAAGTCATCAATGTTTTGTGTGATTGAATATAATGCATAACCTAACCCTCTAATGGCTTCAGCTAGACTTTCAGCTGTACGTGTATTTTGTTCAAAATTATTAAATGCAATACTGGCAATTGTTTTTAACTCTTGAAATGCGCTGCTGATGGTCGGAATTGTTTTAGCAAATCCCTGATCTACTGCGTCTTTGGCCTTAAGCAATGCTTGTACAACTTGCTCGGCTGATATTTGGCCAGCGGCTCCTAAGTTCTTTAATTGTCCTACTGGAACACCTAAACTATCTGCCAATATCTTAGCAACCGGACCAAGGCCTTCCATAACTGAACGTAATTCGTCGCCTTGTAATCGTCCTGATTGTAGTGCTTGGCCTAATTGTAATAATGGACCTCTAGCTTCACCTGCACTAACACCACTCATAGAAAGTGCTTTGGCCACGGTTTCAGTTATTTGTGCAGCTTCAGCTTGACTCACACCTAGGTCTTTACTACTACGTGCAATTCGATAGTATAAATCGCTAACGCCCTCAAGGCTTGTTCGGCTTCTTATGGCAATGGCAGCTAGACCATTAAGTTGTGCAGCTGCCTGTTCTTGGCTATCAGTTAATTGTATTAACCTATTTCTAATACTAGTAATGCTGTCGCTAAATTGTGCAAGGCTGCTTAAACTAAGACCAGCGGCTATGGCACCAAATGCGCCGGTAACAGTTCCTATGGCATTTTCTAAAGTTTTAAGGCTTCTAACTGCTTGTGTTGTGTCGGCATTTACACTAAAATCTAAATCTGCCATGTTATCTGCTCCTTAGTATTCTTCTAATGCGATCACGCATCCATTCTTTTGTTGGCTTGCTCATGCCTCGCGGTGCTTGTTGGCTATAACCTTTATCCAATCTAGTTGCATAAGGATAACGAGCACGAATAGTTTTATTATTTTGTAAACTGGTTCTTCGACGTGCATTACCTGTGTCAATAGGAGTTTCTTTAATAAATTGCATCAAAGTTTCTTTAGGCAGTTCTTGCAATTTATCTTGTATCCTTTTTAATGCTGGAGTCATTAAATTTCTATTGACCCTTATGTTTAAACTAAGCATCTTTTCGCTCCTGTTCCTTAACACTATTGAACATCTTTTGAAGTTCAGTTTGGCTAGGAATTTTTGTTGCAGGTTTTAAACCCTGGCTCTTTTGGTACTGTACTTCTTCCCATTTAGTTGCTATATCTAGCACGTAAAGGTCAAAAGTACTGGCTCTGGCTAATGCTTCGGTTGGTAAACAATTATATTTGGTTGCGAGGTTATGTAAAGTGAGGACCATTTTAATTTCCTGTTCCTCCCAATCTATCCCCTCGCCTATTACTTTCCCAAAGTCTCTACAATCCTTGAAATAACTTTAATTAGGATTGGTGTTGGTAACATATTATCGCCAGAGATAATTTCTTTACCTTTTTCATCTAAAATTAAATTACGTACAATGCCAATCATATTAGCAGGATCATTCTGACTGCTATTGGCTAACTTCATAAAAACATCTAATGGTTGGCGATCCCATGTCCAAAATTCAATGGCTTCGCCAAACTCTTTTAGGATTTCACTATCCGAGAGTTCTATTTTAATTAATTGGGGTTTAGCTGCTAATTGGTTAAGTTTCATCTTTTAATCCTTTTTTCTTTCTATCAGTTTATTAGCTGTAACTAATAGGAAACTAATCCTACTGTTAATCTTATCTATGTCTCCGCGGGCACAGTTAAGTTCATTCCTGGCCTTGGCCAATTCTGCAATCAGACTACGCAATAATTCCTTATCGCTCTTTGTATCTAGAATGTCCATCGATCTTCCTTAATGATATTTATCGTACCTAAAAAAATAGGGCCTAAAATGGCCCTATTTTGCGACTTGAATTATTATTCAGTTGCAGAGGCTGTGTACTCACCAGTTACAGTAATTGTAATTGGAGATACCCATACTGGACTGTCAGCACTAATAGTTGGTGCTAGGCCAGTGATATAGCCTTGTCCTTTGATGTACTTGTCACTTGCGCCTTCTTCAGCAACTTTTAAGCTGAAGGTTACAAGTGTCTTGTTACGGCTTAGACCTAATAGGCCTTGAGCAGCAACAGTATCACTTTGCACGGATGCAAGAGTAGTACCAAAGAATGTTGCAGAGTCTACAACTAAGTTCATGCTGATGCTGTTAGTAGAGGTTGTAGCAACCTGTTTCTTAGCAGTAGCATCTAGTTGGCTCCATGTGAAAATATCATTAGCTGCGTTAACAGTAATGTCTTGTAGCGCAGGGACAGTAAGTGGACTTCCACCTAATGTCAATGTGCCCAAAGCGATACCACAGTCAAGTTTTAAAACGATTTGGCTGGTAGTACCTGGTGCTGGATTAATATATGCCATGTCGGGCTCCTTATGTTAGTTTTGTGAACCTAAGTTCAATTTGTGTAATCAACATATCCTGATTAAATTCACTAGTAACATCACTTTCTCTGCGACTCACGCCTTCAATTGTAGATATATTTCTAGCTAGTTTAATGTTGGATACTAAGCTGTCATAGTTTGCGGGTAACTGTTTTGCATCTGCTGCAAAATAAACGCTTATGGCAGTAACTTCAGTGTTAATACTAGTGCCATCAAATGTATGAAACAATGGATCATGTGTAATTTGTGGTCTATCCACATAGATCCTTTTGGGATTTGTTAGATACAAAGGATTACCACCACTACTCCATGGTAAATCATCAACAACACTGAAACCTCCAGTGGCTAATGATTTAAGGTAATCTAATATGGCCTGTCTCATCGTATTCTCTTGAGGTTATAAAAACCAGGATCTTTTTCTGTTGACTCAACTGTGCCGTCAGCATCAAAGTCATACCAATCTCCAGCTTTGACTAATTCACTAAAAAGACTTTCGGCTTTGTTAGTGTAATAGCCCATCTTCTTACGTTCTGCTGAGTCTTCGTTGCCAAAGTCAGCTACTTTAGGAAGAATGAATTCACTTAATGCTGTGTAAACACAAAGGTCAGTGAAATCATTTTCCCGCGCCTTGATACGATTAGCATTAAGTGCGGGAATATCAGCTCGAGTCTGGATACCAGCAGTAGAACGATTAGTATAATAGTCCTGCCACCAGTCACTGGCGCGGAACTTTGTGAGTATGCGCTCAGTTGCCCTAGTTAATAATGTTTCTACCACGTCGTCAGTTAGGCCCTCATTGCTATCAAAAAGTCTTTCGTCACGATTGTACACATCTTGATACTCAGCGAAACTAGTTACTGTACCTGATATTGTAATAAAGGCCATTACCGTCTCCTATTAAGCAGCGTCTTTGATTAGAACACCACGACCTGCATCAATTAGACCAACACCTGCGTGTAAGCTAGCAACGAT